GATCACGCTCCAATATTCAACGAAGGTGTCAAATTCGATGGGGGGATTTGTGACATCGTGGGTTGACGCGGCCACAATTTGGGCCGCGATTTGGCCGGTATCAGCGGCAGAGACGGTGCAATCGATGCAGCCGACAATGACCATCAGCCACCGGGTCCGGATTCGATATCGGAGCGTTCTGAGAGCATCCTGGCGGATTAAACTTGGGTTGCGGTATTTTAATATTGTTTCGATTATCAATCCTTCAGAACGCGGGGAATATCTTGACATCATGTGTAAGGAGGCAGCTTAATGGGATTAATGTCAGGCAATCATAGGTTAGCAAAAGAGATTTGTGATGCCCTTGGATTAAAGCATGTCCGTAAATTGGATATTCATTTAGCGTGCGATGAGGTTATGACCGCTACGGCTGAATTTTATCCCGAAGTTGATGGGGTCAAGCAATTTCCGGCGATTCTTAAAAAGTTTGAACTGGTACCGAAGGTGAAGGAGTCCGCTTAAACGGGGCCGATGGTGAGGTTTTACGGTTTCGCAATCCATCGAAATAAGTGCCGAATCAGAAACCGTTTATTGAATATATAAAATGCTCAACCTGAAAAAAGCCATATACGGGAAACTCAGCGGGAGCGCATTAAGCGCCTATATTGGCACCAGGCTTTTTCCATTAAAAGCACCGGAGGGGTCAGAATATCCATATGCTATCTATTTTGACGTATATAATACCGTCGAATATCCCGGAGGAAAAACGATTGAACAGTTCATGGTTCAATTTTCGCTATTTTCTGCAACGCCAAACGATACAACAGAGATTGAAGGGATGCGGACAGCTCTCCGGTCGCTTTATGACGATGTTGTCATGACAATAACAGGCTATGCGCTAATATGTTTTATACGTGGGAACTCGGATGAATCAAGCGAAGACCACACAACGCCAGCGGGAACAATAGACGTATATCATTACATTCAGGAATATGATGGATGGATAGTTAAAACATAAATAACAGGAGGTAGAAAGATGGCTTACAATACGGTCCCATTTCATGGAAGAGTGTGTCTGGTAGAATGGGAAGGCACCGCAATCGCGTATCAGAAGGGCTGGAATATTTCAGTCAGCCTGGACATGGCCGACGCTTCAAGGGCCGGACAGAGCTGGAAAGAAGCACTACCGGGGCAAGCGGGCTGGAACGGATCATTTGAAATGTATTATGTCGCCGGCAACGCACAGCAGATTCTTGTTTACAATAACCTGATCATTGCAGCGCCTGGAACGAAGCTGACCGGCAGCAAATTTCTATTGGACGTAGCGACAAATGCCCTTGTCGGAAATTTCTTTATCATCGGCATTTCAGTCAACGCGGCGATGGGTGGGGTTGTCTCGGCAACGGTCAATTTTCAGGGCGACGGCGCACTGGTAACGACTGACGCTGCATAATCGAATAACGGAGGTGTAAAATGGCATCACCAACAACACCGATGCATGGCAGGTTAGGTGCATTGTATGTTTTGCGGCCGAATGGGTACGAGGGCGGCGCGGCAACGCTGGGCCTTAATGATGTCACCTGGGGATTGGCCGCGACCAATGCGGCTACGGCCTATTATGAGGCTGTAATCGACGGCATAGACCTTATGGCGACTGTAACCCTGGGGGTCGGCGGAACGGGATATACCGTTAACGATGTTTTGACCGTGGTTCAATCCGGGGCCAGCGGCGGAACTGTGACGGTAACCTCTGTCAATGCCGGTGTGATTACCGGCGTATCTCTTACTACGGGCGGAACGGGATATAGCATAGCGAACGGACTTGCCGTTACCGGCGGAACAGGGGCCAACGCAACCATTAATATTACTGCAATAGCGGACAGTATGAAATGGCGCAAAAATGGCGGAGGCTGGACTACGCTGGTGACAATTACCGGCGCAGCCCAAACCTTGGACGAAGGACAGACTATAACATTTGCAGCAACTACCGGCCACACGCTTGCTGATCAATGGATAATCGGAAACCTCGAGGTGGAACCGACAACTGTCGCCGGCAACACGGCACAAATAACCGCAGCAGCGTCACGGATTATCAATCCAAACGCTCCGCCTGTCTGGACCCCGACAAACGCGGTCAATCTAATTTCAGTGAACTATACGACCGGGCTGGCGACATTCGACGGCGCACCGGGAGTGACCACGGTGGAAGGAAATAACGGCATGGTACCGCGAGCAGCGCTGCAAAAGGTCGCTTATCTGATCGACTGGAACCTGAGCGTCACGCTTGATATGGCAGACGCAAGCAGGATGGGCCAGAATTGGAAGGAAGCCTTGCCTGGGCAGGCCGGAGCAACCGGAGGCGCTAACGCTTATTTTGTCGGGACCGAAACCATGTTCTTTAATTTACAGAACCACCTGGCGACATCGGGACCAAAATATTTCTTTATGGAATTATACAACTATGATCCCGACCAAGACCAGACCGGCGACCATTATCTTGCCTGGGCGACGTTTACCGGATTTAGTTTATCGGCCGACATTGGTTCAGTGGTCAAGGAGTCGCTGAATTTCCAGGTAATCGGCGAGCCGTCATTTATGGCTAACGCATAACCAGAAAGGAGACTTATGACCGTTTTTGATTTTACCAAAGACGACCAGGGAGACTGGTTTTCATTTTTTAATTCACGGTTTGACCGGGCCACCGGCGAAATCGTTTACGATAAGCCGGAGGAAGGCGCGGCAGAGTTCCGAATCCGATTAATGGGGCCGTTTTGGGATGAGCGCCGAAAGGGTCGGAAAAAGGAATATAAGTGGGTTGCGAACACGATCACGCGGGAAATGGAAAGGCGGGGTTTTATAGACGATCTGCCAGCGGACCAGGCACAAAAAGAGAACGACGACGCCTGGGATTATGCCATCACCGGAATCCGTAACGCCTTTTCAGCGCCTGGGGTCGAGATCAAGTGCGACCGGGGAAGCAAGTTGAAATTGATCGACATGCCGGTCTTTCTGCGATTCGTAAGCCGGGTATTTCAGATTATGTCCGAGGCGGGTGTCAAGCAAAAGGAAGCGTCGGAAAAAAACTGATTGAGTGGGCTAAGTGGTACTTTGCGGATAAAAAGTTCGATTGCGATTTATGCCAGTTAGTCCAGAAAGACGAAATGCCAAAGTGGGCGACAGCCTGCAAAGGTATCAGATTTACCGATAGCGGCATATGCCCTAAAAACAAGATCCCGACATTAAGCCGGGATAATTATGAAATTTGGGGCTTGTTTTCACTGATGCTGCCGGGATTGATGAGAATGGAAGGATATGACTATAACGCGATCAAGATCGTTTTTGACATCCATGAAATCGAACAGGCGAGGCGACCGCAGTTTTTTAAAAGCATAACAAGCCTGATAGACATCATTAGCGCGGAACACAGGGCGCGGGCGGATAATAAAAAATAAGGGCAGCGAATAGTGGAAGTGCAAACGATAAAAATATTCATTACTATTAGGCATGATACCAACAGCATTATGGCTGATAGTATTTTTCTGTGGTGGCGGATTAAAATTATGGCGCGATACGGGCGGATTTAGGGGGATTTTTAAAGGAAAATTATGCAAATAGATTGGAATTTTCAGCAATATGACGGCGAATTTAAAAAAGCCGGAATGGCGCGCTTGAAAAAAGCGGCTGACGCAATAAGAGATATTGCAAAACAGAAATGCAAAATCGGAACAATAAGCCGCCCAGCCAGAAAGTCTATTGTATATGAGGGAAAACTGGTCCCGGATCTAAAAAAATCTGGATGGACAGCTCGTGAAATAGGAGCGATGCGGAACACTATTCGCACCGTTGAAAGTAGAGATCCAGACAAAGCCGATAACGTCCGTATTTATGCCGGGACCGAAGATGTTTTTTATGCTGTTCAGATGGAATATGGTAGAGGCGGGTGGAAGGGAGGCAGGAAATCATTTATGCGGCCAGCCTTGGCAGCAGCAGAAGGCAAAGTAAGATCAATCATAGAGGGCGGTTGAAATGGCGACAGGAAAACCAGTCGGAACTATGTTTGTCGAATTGTCGATGGATGCGACAAAGTATACTAAAGCGCAGAAGGACATCCTCGCCGGAGCCGAAAGAAACTCGGCTGACATAAATAAAGTTTTTAAGACAGTCGGAACGAAAAGCGATGAGATGTATAATGCCATGCGTCAGAATATTGAGGGCGCATTAAACGCTATTAAAAAATCGCATACATCCTCAAAAGACGAGATCGTTCGCGCCGAGAAATCCGCAGCCGATAAAATTCAACAAATCAATGACCAGCAATTCGGAAAACAAACATCGTTAATCGATAGCGTCAAAAAGAACTGGCTGGCATATTCCGCCGGAATCGTGGCCACTTTTTACGCAATCAATAAAGCGGTCGATTTTATCAGCACGTTGACCGCTGCGGCATCCGATTTACAAGAAACACAAAGCAAAAGTAACGCAGTGTTTGGAGCATCGGCGCAGGCGATAACCGCATGGTCAAAAAACAGCGCGACCGCTTTCGGAATGAGTCGGCAGGCGGCACTTGAAAGCGCATCCAGCATCGGCAATATGTTTAAGCAACTCGGGGCCGGGGAAACAACGGCCGCGAAAACCAGCAAGCAGATGGTCGAGCTTTCGGCGGACCTTGCATCTTTTCATAATGTAGCCGGAGGCGCCACCGAAGTCTTGAACGCCATGCAATCGGCATTCCGGGGCCAGTACGAGCCGATTCAACGATATATCCCGACGATCAACGCGGCGGCAGTCGAGCAGATGGCGCTTGCCACAACCGGGAAGGCGGCGACCAGCGAACTTACCAGGCTCGAAAAGGCGGCGGCAGCGCAGGCGATCATCATGCGCGACGCCGGGGATGCCGTCGGTGACTTTGCGAAAACGTCTGGGGGCCTTGCGAACCAGCAGAGAATCCTCGAGGCCAACATGACCGATTTAAAGGCGACCGTCGGGGGGGCGCTTCTGCCGGTTGTAACCGATATTGTCAAACAGATGAATGACTGGGTGGGCGCGAATAAGGACTTAATCGGGCAGAAGGTAACGGATACTGTCGATGCCATAACACGCGCAGTCAAAGCGACC